ATCCAGCCGGTCAGGATCTCGCTGCGGCGGATTGCGTCCAGGTGGTAGGTGATGTTGGTCTGGCTCTGCTGCAGCCGCGGCGCCACGATGCCTTCTTCCTGGAATGGCGTAGTGGCCAGGAACTCCAGCGCGTACATCTCTTTTACCGCCGTCTTGCCTGTCCGCCGGCAGCTGAAGTCAACCGTGTTCTGGTTGGCGTCCATCTCCAGCATCTTCAGCACTTGCATCGGGTCCAGATCCACGTTGTGGACGTGCTTCGCCCATAGTGCGTGTGGCTTGATGCCAGTGGCCGGGTCCGGTCGCGCGTAGCGCATCACCTCTTCCTCGGCGCGGTGCTGGATCTTGATGCGCTGGGCGGCGCTGATGCGGTCGCCGCTCACTGGCCACCACCGTTTTGTTGCTGGTACTCAATCAGCACGGGGTCGGCCTGCTTGCGGGCGTTGGCACGCTCTGCCAGTACGGCCAGGGCTTGCAGCGAAGCGGCTTGCTTGGCCGCGTAATCTTCCAGCGAAAGGGTGGGCGGGCCATCGCCCTGGTTCAGGCGGCCAAGCTTCTGCTCTTCCTGGTCGATCACCTTCGGCGTCATGCCCATGTCGGCCAGGCTCAGGTTGTTTCGGCTCAGGAATTCCTGCAGCGGTTTCAGCAGCGGGTGAGCCTTTACCTCCATGATCCGGTGGCGCTCGCCAGTCACGAGGTCGGTGTATTCGCCCACCACTACATTGCCCTCTCGGTCTACCGCCCAGGCTGGCGTGGTCAGCTTCACGCCGTCGGCAATGATGGTCTGCAGGATTTGCTGGATGATGGCTGTGATGCTGGCCTGCATGCTGGCCATGATTGGCATCAGGTGCTTGGGGTTTTTCTGCTCGAAGGCCGCATGGGTAACCATGAACAGCTGGGTCTGGCGCACGCAGGCTGGCTGGCTGCGGCAGTAGTCACGGTCTACATCGCAGCTCGCACACGCAGGGTAGCCATCTGGCTTGGCCGGGAAATACTGGGCCACCTCGGCATTCATGCCGTGCTTCATCGCGTTGAAACGGGTGCGTTTCGCCTCTTCAGGGGTAGGGTGCCCTTCAAGGTTCCGTGCGGTAGCAGCCTTGCCTTCAGCTGTACGTGGCCCGGTCGCATTCGACCATGCCTTCAGCAGACCTTTATGGAATGGCGCCTGGCTACAAGGTTGGCCGCAAATTGGACACGGTGCAGAATAGCGGTACGGGTGATGCTCGGCGGACGGTTCATCCTCCACAGTATCCGGCTGCGCATCGAAGGTGCGGCGGCAGGGATTGCAGCGGAAGGTAACGGAATCAAGCGGGGAAGAAAGGTCGCGTTTCGTGGCCATGCTGCATTACAGCAGCTCAGTACTCAACGTTTCAGGGGTGGAAATGGCAGGGTAGGGGTTGACGCAAAAGCGAAGTGACTATAGTATTCGCACCTCTCAAGCGGCACGACGAACAAAGCGTGTCGGTAGAGCAAAACTCAGCTCCACGGTTCGCAGCAAGACCGGAACGGGGAGCCAAGAAAATTTAGAAGTATTACCCCGGTAATATTTCAAGCAAGTTGTGTTCCCTGATAGCTCAGTCGGTAGAGCGACGGACTGTTAATCCGCA